AATATTATTGTGGTGTAGGTAACGGTCAAGTACACGGTCGTGAGTTTGTAGACAAACACATGGAGAATTGTATAATGGCTGGTATTGATATTACAGGCACCAATGCTGAGGTTATGTTGGGTCAATGGGAGTATCAAGTATTCTCAAAAGGTAAATTAAAATCAGGTGATGACTTGTGGGTTTCTCGATATATTCTACAACAGATGTCAGAAGATTATGGATTTACAATTGAATTCCATCCTAAACCAGTAAAAGGTGATTGGAATGGTTCTGGTCTACACTGTAATTTTTCAAACGAAGAGATGAGAACTGAAGGAGGTGAGAGTTACTTCCAATCTATTTTCAAAACATTTGATTCACGTCACAAAGACCACATCCATTGTTATGGTTCAGACAACGACCAACGATTGACTGGAAGACACGAAACACAACACATCTCTAAATTCAGTTGGGGTGTTTCAGATAGAGGTTCTTCAATTCGTGTTCCATTGGCAACCGCTAAGGAGTGGAAAGGATATCTTGAGGACCGTAGACCGGCATCGAATGGTGACCCATATAAGATTACAAAGGTAATCTCTGATTCTCTAAACACTGCTAAAGTTTTGTATAAGACATTGCATAACATGTATTCTGAAGTAACAGTTGAAACTAATTATGAAATCGACCGGGAAGACTAAAGAGTACGAAAAGTGTGTATCATGTGGAAAACAAACCACTGAACCAATAGACCGTCACATCGACTATAGATATTATTATGTCGAAGGGGCTGGACAATTATGTAAAGAGTGTTATACTAAGATTTATGACAGAAGAGAAGAGCACGTATATTAAAATGGTAAATCATCCCTCCCATTATGGGGGGGAAGATAACCCTTATGAAGTTGTGAAGATTGCTGAGGCAACAGGACTCGATAAGGATGCTTACCTATTCAATGTATTGAAATATATCATTAGAAGTGGTAAGAAAGATGACAACCCACCCATTCAGGATTTGAAAAAAGCAGTTTGGTATTTGGAAAGAAGAATAAAAGTAATGGAAGAAAATGAACAAGATTGAAGATTATATTGGTAAAGTAGTAAACGGTGACTGTATGGGTGTGATGGCAAAAATGCCAGCAAACTCAGTGGATTTGATTGTAACATCACCACCTTATGGTGTTGGTATCGATTATGATGTACATAATGATGATATGGATATTGAAGAATATCTAAAGTTTACTAGAAGTTGGTTGATAATGGCTCGTAACGTACTGAAAGAAGATGGTCGTATTGCATTGAATATTCCATATGAAATCAACCGTCAAAGTAAGGGTGGTCGTATTTTCTTGGTCTCAGAGGTTTGGCAAATAATGAAAGAACAAGGATGGGGTTTCTTTGGTGTTGTGGATTTGGAAGAAGAGTCACCACACCGCTCCAAGACAACAGCTTGGGGTAGTTGGATGAGTCCATCGGCACCTTATATCTATAACCCAAAAGAATGTGTGATTTTGGCATACAAAGATAAACACATCAAAACAGTAAAAGGTCAACCACAATGGGAGTATGAATGGGACTCTGTTCCTGATAAAGAAGACCCTACTTTATTCAAGAACAAAAAAGTTTATCGTGATAGAGATAAACAAGAGTTTATTGAATTGGTATATGGACAATGGAAGTACTTTGCCGACACTCGTTCATTGACTAAAGCAACATTCTCAATGGACATCCCAACAAAGGCAATTAAGATTCTTAGTTATAAGAATGATATTGTGTTGGACCCATTTGCAGGTTCAGGTACAAGCTTAGTTGCGGCTGAAACTTTAGACCGTAGATGGATTGGAATTGAACTCAGTCCAAACTACGCTGAAGTTGCAAAAAAGAGGGTGAATGTTTTCATCGAAGAAAAACGTCAACAAGTTATTGAATTCGATTCAGAAAAATAAACCCAAATAATATATCCCCTTTCTTAAATGATATAATAAGGTATTTATATCATATATGGAGAAAGGGGATATTATTTTAAGAATGGTTCAGATTCAGAACCAATTTAGATTTGTTCATTGGCAGACAAAAGATTATGCTAAACACAAAGCCTACGGTAAAATTTATGAAGGTTTAGATGACTTGATTGATGAGTTTGTCGAGGCTTGTATGGGTAAACATGGTAGACCTACATTTGGTAACGAATTCAGTTTAGACTTTGTTGACATGTCTGTTTTCAATCTCCAACAATTTGTTGATGATACGGTTGATTTTTTGGTGTCATTATCAGATGAATTTGATTCAAAAATGGATACTGACTTACTCAATCTAAGAGATGAGATGTTAGGTCTCATAAACAAAGGAAAATATTTATTTACATTACAATGAAAAAGAGAGTTATAAAATTGACTGAATCTCAATTGGATGAGATTATCAAAAGAGTTATTTCTGAACAGAAATATCCATCAGCAGAACAAAGCAAATTTCACAGACAAGAGGCTGAAAGATTAATGAATAGTACTAAACCAGCTGAAGGTGGGAAATATTGTTTTACTAAAGAGGGATTAATAAAAACAATAGAAAATGGTGGTAGTAAAAACTTAAAATTATATCGTATTAAATCAGGTGATACTTTGAGTAAATATCAAAATATGACTGACCAAGATAGATTCATCATCAGCGTAAATAACTTATGTAAGTTAGAAAATCCTAAAGAATTTAGAGCAGGTGATGTTATTGCGGTAGACTTTACACCTTCCCACTAATAGTATGAAAAATCTAATTAAAGAATCAGGTATTCGTGATATAAAGGCACTTAGAAAAAGATATCCTAAGGCTAAAATTTATTTTCACCAGGATTTGGATGGTGTAACAACAGCAATTGCGATGAAACGTTATTTGGAGAATAACGGATTCGATGTTGTTGATTATGAAGTAATTCAATACGGAGATAAAGAATTTGCTATCAAGAAACAAGATGCTGAAGGTGATGTAATGCCGGTTCTTGTAGATTTTGCACATGGTAAACCAATGTTTGTTATCCATACAGACCACCACGATAGACAAGCAGGTGCTGAGGATACCAAATCAACAAACTTTAGAGGTGCTCGTTCTAATGTTGAAACCATTTCACAAATCATATCACCAAAGGAATTATTTCCTGCGAGTGACATCAAATTGATTTCAACTGTAGATTCAGCCGACTTTGCTAAATACAAACTTACTCCTGAACAAGTGGTAAACTATTTGTGGAGATTAGACAAAGAGAAATCATTACAAGATAATAAATTCTTATTAGGATTTGTTATAAATAAGTTGTTGTTGGCATTCAAAAACAAACCAAACTTTTTGGAATACTTGGTTGCTAACTCTGAACCATCTTTATTATCAATATTGAAATCTATCAAAGAAAAAATGGCTGATATGGGTTCACCATCACCAGCACAACTTCAAAGAAACAGGGATGATTATTTCAAACAAATGGAAAATTATCCTGAGAAGAAATATGAAGATGGTATTATAATGCAATATGGTGGTGGTAGTATGATGAAGCCAGGTTCATACGACAGATACACACCATTCAAAAATCAACCTGACGCTGACTTTTTGATTATGATGTGGCCAATGGGATTGGTTCAAGCGTCTTGTAATCCATTCAAGGAGTCGAGAGAATTAAAAGGTGTAAACTTAGGAGACATTGCACAAGAAGTATTGACAAAGTACGAAGCTCAATTGAAAGATAGATTCGTACCACTTTCAACAATCAAATGGATTTCTGAAGATAAAGCAACACCTGACTCAGTTGGATTTACCGCTAAAGATTTGAAAGCGTTATATGGTAAAGCATTGGAAGCTCAAGGTATTGAAGAGTTGGAAGATGAGGTTACAGATATAATGAACAAACCTGCGGCACAGTTGACTGAAGAAGAGTTTCAAGTATTAGATAAGGTTGCCATCTCAGCATGGGATATTATCCAAGCTAATTCAGGAGGTCACAAGTGTATTACTAATATCTCAGGGTTGAACTACTTTGGTAGAAGTAAGAGAAAACCACAAGGTCCATATAGATATGACCCTGACAAAGACGATGCTCCAT